TATTGACTGTTCCTGATGCGCTCGCACCAACGGCAGAAACAATTGCTCCGCATATAGCGCCTGCGGCGAGACCTTTTTTAAACTTAGCGTCTTTGGCGCATACGCCTGCAGAATCCACCCATGAATTGACAGAAGTGCGAACTGCGGCGCTTCCTGTGCAATTAAGAACAGATTCAATCCCGTAAGCAATAGTGCCTTCTAATCCGTCTTCTAGGTCACATTGAATTGCGGAAGGATTTGTTTTACTGCAGGAAACAAAAAGGAAAAGTGGCAAAATAAATAATAGCTTTTTCATTTTACCGCCTCTTCTACCGGCGCAGACGCTGCGACAGCAATTTCAAGAATTTTTTTAATGAACGCGTCGACAGAAGCGTTAGCTGGAAAGTCCTGAAGAGACGCGACATACGCATGAAGATCTGCGCGAGACGCATCGTCCAGAGCTAAATATTGCGCTTTTAAATCAGGGGCTTCTTTTACCAGAAGTGAAACGTCTTGGGAAAGTTGCACGAGCTCATTGATTTCTTTAAAAGAAAATCCGCCCGAAACATCTGACGCAAAGATTCCTGCGTCCGACAATCCTTTGATTAAATCTTTCAATTTATCGTTCATAGTTTTTCCTTTTTGTAGTGGGTTTTAACCAGACTCCTCTGTTATACTAATTAAACACGTTCCGTTTAAAAACTCACAAAATTTAAGAGATTTCTTGAGGAGGAAAACAAAGAATGCGCTTCCTTGTTGCTTTTCTAATCTTATCCCAAGTTGCTTTCGGTTACCATCACCCAAAGTACGCCAAAGGGCTTAAAAGAAAATCAAACATCTTTTTGCAATCTGAAATGCAGGTTTCTTTCACTGGGGTAAATGTTTCTATCCCAAACGAGTTCTCTCTTATTCCACAACTTTCTCAAGTAGAAGACCAAGGGCAGTGCGGAAGTTGCTGGGATTTCAGTCTTACCGACACTTTGCGAAATACCTATATCACGACAGGTCTAAAAGACCCCGGGCGTCTTTCTTTCATGTACCTTCTTAATTGCGCGAAAGACATGTCCGGTTGTAACGGTGGGGATTTTGATGCAGCGAAATACATGATTGATAAAATGGGTCCGCCTCTTTATAACTTTCAGCCCTACACGGCTCACCAAACGTCTTGTAAAAAAGGTCCCGTTGCCGCGAGCGGCGTGGCATACCGGATGTTGGGTTCAGCGTCAGGACCTTCTTTCAAAGACATCGCCTACGTCATTTCTCAGCTTAAAAAGCCCTTGGCTACTGAAGTTGCTGCGGATGACGGTTTTCAAAATTATCAAAGCGGCGTTTATTCGAATTGCTCTTCTACATCTATCGACCACATGGTGGAATTGGTGGGTTATTCTTGTGAAGGAAAATGCGATTTTGATTTAGCCGGAAACCTTCCTAACGGAGTAGGGTATTACATTATCAAGAATTCGTGGGGACCTGGATGGGGAGAAAAGGGTTACATCCGAATTAAAGCAACAAACAAAAAGGGAAAACGTTGCGACGCAATTGCAACAGAAGCCCTTTACTATGATTTGACCTTACCCAAACAAGTCGACGTGCCTACACCATTTCTTTTTAAGGTTTTAGAAATGTTAAAAGCTGCCCTAGATTTCTTTACTTTTTCTTTCTAAGAATTTCATATTGATTTTGCCAGTCAGAAATTCGGCAAGGTAAGCAATGGTAGTTATCTTCCGAACAGCAAAGGCATTCGTCTTCTACGTATTCATGAAGTAGGTGAAGGAAAAGTTTTGAAGCTTTGCGGGATTGTTCACGCCAGGTTTTTATCTCGACTTCTTGTCGAAGGCAGAGGATTTCTAAGTTCGAGTGCGTTTTGGGATCTTGAGGCACTTCTTACACTCCACGTCTAATTTATTCGCCGAGACAAACTTTCCAGGAATGAAAATATCACAGAAGGTTAAAAGAAGTCCGCGAGAATTTTTTAACCATCCTCGCGGACTCTTTAAATGAATTTTAGGCTTATTGTCCACAGATTGCGTCATAGAGTTTTCCACCAAGAGGCGGTCCTACGATATCAGCGGCAAACCATTCAGCACCGCTTGCTGCAATGGAGCATAGAAATGCCCCGACGCCTGCCGTGCCTGCCCAGCAACCTACTGTAATACCGGCCCACGTGACTTCAGGAAGAAGGCCTTTGTACACAGCACCATGCGCGAAATGATCAATGTAATCTTGACGGCGCGATTCAAGAACGCCAGTCATGTCCCAACTACATCCTCCAAAAAGAACTGGTAAAGAGCAGTTCACCGTTTTGATTATAGAAATGTGAAGGGCTTTGCAGGTTTCAACACCTAAGGCCTTCTCGATTTTATCGTAGGTGTTTTCTAACCAAGAACTTAAATAAATATGCCCGATGTCACGAGTAAAAATGGCGCCCCGCCATTCGGTATTCCATTCAAATTCAATCTGATCGGCATCCGCGTAAAAACCTTTATCGCGAAGATTGACGACAGCGACTTTAAACGCGAAGTCGAGGGCTTCGTCTGTTCGGGATTTCAAATCATCCAAGGTGTTAATCGCGTTTGAATATTTTTTAGCATAGGCTTTTCCATACTCCTCGGTATTTTCGTGAGCATAGAGAGGCAATGCTAGCAGAGCTAACATGAGTACTATTTTCATTTTAGTTTTCCTTTATTCAGGGGTTAACTGCAGATTGACTGTAAAGCCGTAAACACTTCCAGTTGCCGTAAGACTTCTAATTTTGAAATACGTCCCAGAGGTATCCAAAACTGCGGACCCCTGGATATTTTTTCCTTCGATTGTAATTGAAACATCCGTCTCACCAGGGACAATCACAGTTGCTGTGAAAGTCACAGGACCTATGGTGAGTTTGTCCCCAACATTTTTAAAGAAAGAAGAAAGTAATTCTTGGGGGTTCGCGGAATATTTATCAGCACCCGTGATGGGAGAAAGAGGCCAAGGCTTGTCAATTTCGTAGTTGTAATTGATTTCGCCCGTGTCGGTATCTGCAGAATAAGAAGCTTCGCCGCCACGCACTACGCCTGATTTCGAAATGCTGAATTTCTGAGACTGGATCATTTTTTAATTGTACACTAAAAAATGAGAAAAATGTGAGTCACCGGAAAAAGAAAACACCTTTCGAATTCATTTTAGCAATTGCGGCGATGAAGCCGCCACGCCCCAATTCGAGAGAAATTCTAAAACAACTTATTGAAAGAGATTACTATTCCATCAAAACAAACTACCGGGATTCCATATTGCAGATAGACAAATACTTGGAGTTCGTTCACGACTTGGAAAAAATTTTAACTGAACATAGCGGATGATCCTTTCTTGACGTATACTTTAGAATTGAGATTAAATAGCGAAATGCAAAATACTGCAGTGCTACGGAAATCCAAACCGCTAGCGAAATAAAGGAAAAATCTATGAGCTTATCCGTCTCGAACATCGTGCGTGTTACCGTTAGCCTCAGTCCTCTCGCGGCTGCGGTTCGGTCTTTTGGAACTTTGATGATTGCCGGTGACTCAAACGTCATTAATGGCGTTCAAAGATTTCGAACGTATTCAACGATAGACGAAGTGGCAGCGGAATTCGGAGTAAACGCTCCTGAATATCAGGCAGCCGTTCTTTATTTCGGACAAAATCCTTCACCCGCGACTCTTATGATCGGCCGATGGTTTAGAACTGCCAGTGAAGCAGAAAACGATGGTGGGATCTTAACTGCGGGAGAATCTGCAATTTCTGCATGGACTTCAATTAGCGCAGGAAGCTTTGTCATTTCGATTGACGGCACGGTTCACACTTTAACCGGTCTTGATTTTACAGCAGCCGCGAATCTAAACGCAGTTGCAACAATTATCACAACCGCTCTTTCGGGCGCAGGAACATGCGTTTGGAACGGAACAAATTTCGTTATCTCGAGCAATTCTACAGGCGCAGGTGTTCAGGCTTCTGGGACAATCACTTTAACCACAAATCCAAGTTATGGTGCTCAGGCTTCCGGAACAATCACACTTTCCGGACAACCTTCAAACGCGGATACAGTCACCATTAAGGGAACGACGGTCACTTTTGTGACGGGAACGCCTTCAGGCAACCAAGTAAAAATTGGTGCTGATGACAATGCGACAATCGCGAATCTTCAAGCCTTTTTATCGGCTTCCGCAGACGTAAATCTTTCTGCCTGTACCTATAACACCCTAGGACTTGTCACGACGATTACTGCAAAAGTTTATGGGACAGCGGGAAATTCTTATGGCTTAACTAAGAGCGGCGCGAATATCGCAGTTTCTGGTTCAGGCGATTTAGCTGGCGGAGTTGCACCAGATACTTTGACAGTCAATGGAACAGCGATCACTTTCGTTGCGGTTAATCCAACAGGTAACCAAGTTCTTGTCGGACCTACGGCAAACGCAACAGCCGCGAATCTTCAAACTTTCTTGGCAGCCTCGGTAGACTCCAATATTGACCAGGCTTCCTATTCGACTGCGGCAAACGTGGTAACGGTCACTTTCCTACTGGCAGGAACTGCAGGAAATTCTTTTACTCTCGCAAAGTCGAGTACACATATCGATCTTTCCGGCGGAAACCTTACTGGTGGAGCTGTCGCATCGAGTGTTGGTTATGCAACAGCAGCAGGAAGCGGAACAGATATTTCTGCTCAGCTAATGCTAACCGCTTCAACTTCTCAAGCTCTTATTCCTGGATTTAATGCCGAAAGCCCGGTTGCCTGTGTCACCGTTTTGGAAAACATGTCGGCAGCCTGGTATGGAATTATGTTCCAAGCTTCCGTTCAGCCAACGGATGACCAGAATATCGCGGTCTGTGATTTTGTCGAAGCCTTAGACCTTACCCGTGTGTTTGGTGTAACAATCACCAATACGAACGTGCTCAGTGCTGAAGTTTCGAACGATCTTGCAAGCCGAATGAAAGCTGGCGGGTATTTACAGTCTTTCAATCAGTACAGCGGAAACAATGTCGCAGCAATTGCCTCCTTCTTCGGACGCGCTTTCACAGTTGATTTCACAGCCCAGAACACCACGATTACTTTGATGTTCAAACAAGAACCTGGCGTGGTTGGTGAAGACTTAACTCAGGAAGAAGCGAGTACTCTCATTGCAAAACGCTGTAACGTGTTTGTTGATTATGTGAACGATACGACAATCATCCAACAAGGCGTGATGGCGGGACCTGCATACTTTGACGAAATTCAAGGGACAGACTGGCTTCAAAACGCAATTCAAACTGCCGTTTATAATGTGCTCTACACAAGCACCACTAAGATTCCTCAAACCGATGCGGGCGTAAATCAGCTCACAAACGCAATCGGTGCAGTATGTAGCCAAGCCGTAAACAACGGCCTAGTTGCTCCGGGAACTTGGAACGGTCCCAGCTTCGGTCAAATTGAAACTGGCCAGTTCTTAAAATTCGGCTACTACATTTTTGCTCAAAGTGTCGCTCTTCAATCGCAAAGTGACAGGGACGCGCGGAAAAGCCCGCCCATCCAAGTCGCTATCAAGCTTGCGGGCGCCATTCAATCCGTCGACATTTTGGTGGATGTAAATCGCTAACCGAAAGGGAAAACTCCTATGGTCTATTCATTCTTAAACATTAATTGTTCTATTGCAGGCCCCGGTGGAGCATTTAATATGGCCGCAGGTGCCGCTGCCGCCGAAGAAGGTATTACACTAGAACCGTCCACAGACAAAAACGTCATGACAATTGGTGCGGATGGAAAAGGCCAGCATTCTCTTGTTGCTGACGACTCTGGAAAAATCAAGGTAAGACTTCTTAAGACTTCACCAATCAATCAGCTTCTTCAAATTATGTATGACCTTCAAACAACGTCTTCCGCAGTTTGGGGCTTAAACACCATTACGCTTTCTGATTCTGCTCGCGGAGACTTTTCAGTTCTTCAGTCCTGCGCTTTTAGAAAGAAGCCAGCTTTGACATACGCAAAAGAAGCCGGATTTAACGAATGGGAATTTGACAGCATCTCAGTTAATACTATCCTAGGGGCAGGCCAGTAAAACGAGGTAAGCCATGGATAGGGATTTTTCTATCGGCGGACGTGAGTTTAAGCTTTCTAAACTTGACGCGCTGAAACAATATCACATCGTTCGCAGGGTGGGTCCGATTCTTTCAGATATTCTGCCCGCCTTTGGGGAAACGAAAAAACTTCAAAACCCTGAAAAATTATCTGAGAATGAAAAGCTAGAAGCGCTTGCAAAGATTGTTTCTCCTATCGTAAACGGTTTGGGAAAACTTTCCGATGCGGATTCCGAATTAGTTCTATTCGGTCTTCTCTCTGCAGTTGAAGTAAAACAGTCAGTTGGCTGGGCGAAAGTTTCTAACGGATCTCTTCTTATGATGCAAGATTTAGAACTTCCGGTTTTACTTCAATGCGCGGGCCGAGCTTTTGTTTATAATCTTTCAAGTTTTTTTGCAGGACTCCCTCAAAAATAGCAGGCAGTGGGGGAGTTGAGACGAGAAGACCCGTAGACTGGATCTCAATGCCCGATGGTGAGGAGTGGATAATGCGTCCCGTAGGTGAAAAAATGTGCCTCTACGAAAGCCTAATTGACGGGACTTTAGATCTTTCGGATGTCGCTCGAATGAATGATTACTTAGATGTCCGGGCCGAAAACGAAAAACGCTATAGGAAGGCTAACGAAGAATGAACGGCGAAGTCATTAAAAGCTTTTTGGTGGGCTTAGGCTTTGGCGTCGATGATGCAAGCCTTTCTAAGTTCAACCGTTCTATCGCGTCCGCAACTTTAAAAGTTTCTGCTCTTTACGCCGCAACAGAAGCAATGGGGGCGGGAATTGTTTTTGGCCTTTCTAAAATTTCTGAAGGCTTTGAGAATATAGGATATGAATACAAAATCCTGGCGCCCGCGATTAATAAAGCGCTCATTCTTCGACAAGAACTTTTAAAAGCGTATGGTGCAGCAGGAGTCAATCTAAATAAAGTCATCCAAGATTCCGTTCGCCTCAATATCAGTCTCACCAAAACGAAATACGCTTTTGATGCTCTTTATAAGGGAACAGCGGCAAAATTTTTTAATCTTCTTACTCAGCAATCAGATAAATTTCGGCAGCAGATATATGCAAACATGCCGAAAATTCAGCACACTCTTGAAGCCTTTATCAAGTCTGTTTTCAAAGCCGTAGAAGCCGCAACCTCTTTAGGATTAAGACTCTGGTCTATTCTAGAGAGAGTGTATGAGTTTTTTGTTTTACTCGATAATAAAACAAACGGATGGTCCACCATTATTCTTGCAGTAATCGCTGCATGGAAACTTTTAAATCTAGAATTTTTGGCTACTCCTCTGGGACAACTATTAGCCTTAGGGGGTGCTCTTCTCGCTCTTTACGATGATTTAAGAACTTTTAAAGAAGGCGGAAAGTCACTCATTGATTGGGGCAGTGAGATGACAAAAATTATCGTCGGTATGGTTGCAGGCGTTACAGCCCTTACCACTGCAATTGTCGCTCTAGCCTCGGTATATACTCTCTGGACGAACGCCACAAAAATTGCAACGGCTGCACAAGCGGCACTTGATGTCGTGTTAAATGCAAACCCAATCGGACTTTTGGTTTTAGCTGTGAGTGCGCTTACGGCGGGGATCACAGCCCTTGACGCAAAATGGAATGTCTTTGGCGGGCACGTCACGGGATTTTTTTCATCTTTAGGCGGAAAAGTTTTAGATTTTATCGGAGGCGGAAATCCTGCCGCGAATATTAGAAACGCTGGCCCCGCCGGGATTCCGTTATCTCCTGCTTATGGCGGGGGAGGGTCTTCAAATCAATCTTCGGCGGTTCTCCACCAACAGACTAATATTTATACGCAACCTGGTGCTGATGCCACGACAATTGGAAAAGTTTCTAGTTCGGATACTATGCAGAATTTTAATACTGCAGGAAATCTAGCCCCGGTGACTCGATGAGTTTCCCAGCCGAACCGATAACGCTACAATCTCTTTTCGGTCCGAAACGGACATTGGGAAGTATTCAGCTTCAAGTCGTTGTTGATGAAACGACAAACGACACCTTGACCATAACAAAACAGCCCGTGCAAGTCGGGGCTTCGATTACTGATCATGCTTTTAAAGAGCCAACATCTCTTTCGATGACGGCCTATTTTAAAAACAATAATTTAATCACAGGTCTTCAAAGTACTTTCAATGGAAGCGCTCTGTCCGAACTTTATCAGCAGCTTTTACTTTTGCAGATTTCTAGAGCACCTTTTGTTATCACGACACCAAAAAGAATTTATAAAGACATGCTTCTGCAGAACCTAAGGCAGCTTACGGATAAATTTACCGAGAACTGTTTAAAAGTAGAAATGACTTTTCAGCAAGTTATCATCGTGAACGTCAGCACCACTAATGTTCCACGAGCGAATCAGAAAAATCCTCAGAGCAACCAAGGAACAAAAAACGTCGGGCAAAAGCAATCCGGCCTTCTTAGTGGTGCTCAGGCAGTCAACCCTAACATTACTGGGGTATCTCAATGACAACCCTTTTAATCCCCTTGGTGAATGAACCACAGACTTTTGAAATTGCTCTGGCAGGAGTGAACTATCTTCTTACCTGTAAATATAATCCTTCTGCCGATGCCGGATGGGTTTTAGACATCGCGGATGCAAACACCAACGATCCAATTGCCGCGAATATCCCTCTTATTACAGGAGCGGATTGTCTTGCCGGTTTAGGTTATCTCGGGATTGACGGACAATTTTGGGTTTCGACTGATGGGAATCCTGATGCAGTTCCTACTTATGACAACCTTGGTGTGAACAGTAATCTCTATTTTCTAACGGATGCAACTAATGGGTAACCGAGTAAGCACAAATCCATTAAATACGAATGCGTCTGATATCGCTCAAACCGGTTCAGGAGAACAGTACGGGCGCGTATGCACTCTTTTGGTGACAAACACCAGAGGGGAGGGGATTGATCTCTCTCAACTTAGAATAAAATTCGCAGTCAAACGCACCGACACGGCGACTCCTAATACGGCAAACATCAGAGTTTACAATCTTGAAAATGAAACGGCCATTTTAATTAGGAAGAACTACACCAATCAAAGAGTAATTCTTCAAGCAGGTTATGCGACAAATTATGGCGTCGTTTTTCAAGGAAACATTAAGCAAGTTATTTTAGGCCGCGAAAGTGCGACAGATACCTTTATCGATATTATCGCGGGCGATGGGAATACTGCTTACAATTACTCTGTAGTAATAAGTTCTCTCGCCAAAGGGTCAACTCAAAATGACCAGATAACGGCTTGTATAAACTCCATGTCCCAAAAGGGAGTGACACAAGGATATACTGCAGCACTTCCTAAAAATCAGCTTCCTCGTGGAAAAGTTCTCTACGGACCTGCGAAAAACTATCTTAGAAATATTTCTCAAACGACACAGACTTCCTGGTCAATTCAAAACGAAAAGGTCACTTTCATCGCGAATAAGGGGTATTTACCTGGCACCAGGGTTGTTTTGACTGCCGCAACCGGAATGGTTGGGACTCCAAACCAAACAAACGAAGGTGTAAATGTAAAATGTCTTTTAAACCCCAACATCAGAGTTGGCGGTCTTATCGTGATTGATAATAAAAGTGTTGCCCTTCAAGCTTTAAATCTAGAGCAGCTTGCAGCCGCATCGCTTGCAAACCAAAATACCGCAAACCAAGTCGCAGCGATTAATAATTTAACTCCAAGAGATTTAGCTGCCGACGGAACCTACTACGTTCTTGTTTTGGAACTTACTGGTGATACTCGAGGAGTTGACTGGTATTGCAATCTTATTTGTCTAAGAACTGATGTTTCCACAAATCCATTGAACACAGTTCAGTTGGGGGCGGGTTCTCTATGAGTATTAACCGCGTCCAGCTTTTAAACGAACCTGAAGAAACTTTAAAAACTGTTTTAGATGGCCGACAAGTTTCTATCTGGACCGCTCTTCCTGGAATTATTACTAACATCGATTTCGATGCGATGACGTGTGAAGTGCAGCCTTCAATTCAAGGAACTGTCGTTGATGAAAATGGAAACTTCACGCAAGTTAATCTCCCCCTTCTTTTAGATGTTCCGATCGTTTTCCCGAGTGGTGGGGGATTCACCATCACGTTTCCACTTGCAGCGGGCGATGAAGTTCTTGTCGTTTTTTCATCCCGATGTATCGACGCATGGTGGCAGCAAGGGGATGTACAACCGGCCATGGAAGCCCGCATGCATGATTTATCCGACGGGTTTGCGATCCCAGGACCTAAGTCCCAGCCGAACGCCATTCCCGGAATTAGCGACTCAAAGCTTCAAATCCGCACGGATGCAGGAACAACCTATTTTCAAATTGCTGCGACAGGTAAGATGAACTTAGTAAATGCGACTACCGATTTACTAACTGTGCTTTCGAATTTACAGTCTCTTTTAAATACGTTCATGACAACTTTGGCAGGTTTCTCTGGAGGGACTTCGCCGGTCACTCAAGCGATGCTCCAGGCGCCTGCAACAGCCGCTGAAACGTCTTTGGCTTTAGTTTTAACTGAACTTGAGGCACTTTTAGGATGAAATATAGAAAACTCAGTCCGTCCGGGGATTACACTTTCGGCAATGGCCTGAAGAATTTTTATATCAATGAACCTAATGCGGTAGGACAAGCGGTTCAGACACGCCTCCTTCTTTTCTTGGGAGACTGGTATTTAGACACCACTGAAGGGACGCCCTATTTTTCTGGTGTTTTAGGGAAGTCAAATCAACCGCAAGCGGATATCGTTATACGAGATCGGACTTTAAATACGTCTTTTGGTGGGCAACTATTGGTTACCGATATCACGGCTTTTACAAGTAAACTTAATCCCGATACAAGAGAGTATTCGGTAACTGAAACAATCGACACTATTTTTGGCCAAGCAGTTGTGCAGACGGTCAATCAAACTGGCGGAATTGTACCTCCACCGGTTTTAAATCCGGAACTTATCACGGAAGATGGTTTTATTATTTCAACAGAATCGGGGCAGGTGATTATAAAATGAAAAAACTTTTTCTCCTTTTAGCTTTAACACCTACCTTTCTAATCGCCGAAGTTCCGATTTCTACTCTGCCCCAATATACGGGAAGCCAAGTTAGTTCGACCGATACAGTGCCTTTTGTTCATTTTGGATCTCCCAATGTGACAGGACAATTGCCGATTTCTCAGCTTTATTCTGTTCCAAGTCTTCAAAGCCCTAACTTAAGTGGAACACTTACGATCCCGACGGTTAATTTCCAAAATGCAACGGGGACAGCAACGCTTACGACGGTAACAGGAACTATCACGGGAATCGCCACACTTGGGTCGACTCCAGTTCAACATAATTTAAATACGGTTTCAGCACCCTATACTAATTGCGGAAGTCTGGCAGGAGCTACGGGTTGCGTTCAAATGAAAATTAACGGGACGGTTCACTACGTTCCGTACTTTTAAAAGGGTTTAACATGACTCTTAATGATTTAGTTTACATCGATTCAACCGGCTATCACTACGCGGACTATCCTTCGTTTCTTTCCTGGCTTACGACTCAATACCAAAGCATCTATGGTTCGGATGTGTATTTAGCGGCAGATTCTCAAGATGGACAATTTCTAGCCATTCTTGCTCAAGCTTTTTTTGATACGGCATCCTTAGGTGCAAGTGTTTATAATTCTTTTTCGCCGCTTACTGCTCAAGGCGTCGGTCTTTCTAGGCTTGTAAAAATTAATGGTTTGACTCGTCAGATTCCTTCTTTTTCGACTGTTACCCTCACCATTGTTGGAACGGCAGGAACAGTCATCACCAATGGTGTGGCTTCTGATAATTTAAATCAAAACTGGCTTCTTCCTTCGCCTACAGTTATCCCTGGTGGAGGATCAATCGATGTTTTGGCAGTTGCTCAAAATATTGGATTTGTGACTGCAGAGTCGGATACGATTACAAATATTTTTACTCCTACTTTGGGTTGGCAAACAGTAAACAATTCTGGTGCAGCAACACCAGGGTCGGCGGTTGAAACTGATGCTGCTTTAAGAATTAGACAAAGTATTTCAACAGCTATTCCTGCTCAAACCGTTTTTGATTCTGCAATCGGACGAGTCGGAAATGTTCCTGGAGTAGAAAAAGTTATCGGTTGGGAAAACTTTACCGAAATAGAAGATAGTTTAGACCTTCCCGCGCATAGTATTAACATCACTGTCGTTGGTGGGGATAGTACTGATATCGCAAACGCGATTGTTTCCGGAAAAACACCAGGGACAGATCCTGTTGGAAATACCGGACCTATTTTGGTTTACGATTCAAAAGGAATGCCTTTAAATATTTATTTTGGAAGAGCGGTTACAGCGACAATTCACGTTACCGTTGCGGTCACTTCTGGTGTTGGATGGTCTTCTGATTATGAAGATCAAATCAAACAATCAATCGTAGACTATATTAACGCTCTTCCCATCGGGTCTTCGATTCTTCCTCTATCTCTTCTTATTCCGGCATCTCTTATTGGGACTACAGCGCAAGGAACTTTTGCCGTGACTGCAGTGATAGGTGCAAAAAATAGTGACATGCAAGGGTCTTCCGTTATTGTTTTAGACCAGGGTCTTCAAAATGCAGGAGCTGAAAATCCAGTTTGTGCTGTCGGCGATGTAACCGTAAATGTGAGCTAAGATGAACGTCACCGATTATTTAAATTTAATTCCGGTAAACAATCGAGATAAGCCGAATTTTATTTCGACAATCGCGACAGATGTGGCTGTCCAGGTGAGAGTGCAACAACTTTTGCAATCTCTTATTCCTCTTTTTGACTTAGATACCCCGCCAGCAGGAAATCAATTAGACATCATAGGACAATGGGTTGGCGTTTCTAGAGTTATTACAACGCCGATTTCTGGAGTTTATTTTACTTGGGACGGAGCTGCGAATCTTGGTTGGGATTATGGAACATGGCAACCAGGGGGTACGCCTGGTGAAGTTACCTCTCTTCCTGATGACGCGTATCTTTTACTTATAAGAGCAAAGATTGCTGCGAATATCTGGGACGGTACCACAGAAGGCGCCTACAAAGTTTGGGATAGTCTCTTTGCCGATCAAGGCATTACAATTCTGATTCAAGATAATCAGAACATGTCCTATGCGTTAGGAATTTTAGGATCTACAATCTCTTCTTTAACTTTAGCGCTGATCACTGGCGGATACATTCCTTTAAGGCCTGAAGGCGTAAAGGTGACAGAATATTTTGTAGGAGCGGGACCTTTTTTCGCGTGGGATGCAGATTCCGCACTTTTAAAAGGTTGGGATACGGGATCGTGGGCTACTGAATTAGCCCCAACTTAAGGAGAAGAATAAATGCCAACAAATGATTTTTTACCCTTTGCAACAGGTGGCGGCGCTAATGTCGAATCACAAGCGGCTTATCTTGCCGACACAGATAGGCCTTTAGGAAACCAACCAGGAGTTGCGAGTAGTGCCTTTAATAATAAGGCTCTTCGTCAAGGAACTTTCATAACAAGCCAGGTTGCTCAACTTGTTTCAAATATTCTTGGAGCAGACGTTTTAGACGGCGGAGTTAATGCTTCCTTTCTAGGCCAACTTACAGCCGCTCTGCAGGCTTTCCCACCAAAGGTTACAAAGTACGCTTCAGGTTCCGGCACTCATTCAATTACTCGAATTTTCATGATCGCTTCTGGAAATGCGACAGCCACAGCAACCTATACAAATAACGGAAATACTTTTACCGTGCTCGCTACAATTTCTGCCGGAACAATTCTTTATATGACAGGAAATGGCGCTCCTTCGGTTTCGGGAACTCTCACGAAATCAGGCGGTACAGGTGATTCAACAATCACTTTCTATGCTGTCAGAAGTCCTATCGCTATCGAAGTTCAAATGGTTGGTGGAGGCGGCGGCGGTTGTGGTGTAGATCCCGCAGCAACACATAATGGCGGAAATGGGGGCGACTCTTCTTTTGGAACATCTTTATTAACTGCAAGTGGCGGAGGAGGTGGAACAGCAGGTTCTCAACCTTCGGCCGGCGGTGCGGCTTCATTAGGAACCGGACCGACGGGAATAGCATTAACTGGAGGAACAGGAAATGCGGGTACCGCAACGCTTTTAGGTGGCGCAGGGGGCTCATCTCCTTTTGGTGGCGCGGGCGGTTCAGTTTATAAATCAGGCGCTCAAGCAGGAGTCGCGGCAGCAACTAACACAGGATCCGGCGGAAGTGGTGCAACAAATACAACCGTTTCAGGAAATGGCGGAAGTGCAGGCGGTTATATAGATGCGTACATTACTTCCCCGCTTTCTCAATATGCCTATGTTGTCGGTGCTGCGGGCACTGCAGGAACTGGATCGGACGCGGCAGGCGGTGCTGGCGGTAGCGGATTAATTATCGTAAAAGAAATTTATCAATAAGGAGCTTACATGGTCGCTCAAGCAGGTCTTCCTGTAAATTTTTCGGCTGTTTTCCCGAGTGCGAATCCTAATTTCGTCGCAATGTCGGTTTACGATGATACCGGGGCAACACCAGTTTTACTTCTTTCGCCGGTAAAAATGAATAATGTTCATAATAGCGTTTTCTCTCAAAAGTTTACCCCAGCTAATGGAAAGCTCTATGTCGTTTTCATGGCGGTCTATACCGACGGAACCTTTGGAACTTTAGATGGTGCCTTTAATCCACAGTCTGCCACAGTTGAAGGACAATATTTAAACCCACCAGTTCAAAGAATTGTTGGCGTTGTTAACTGTCAGGGAGAAAATTCATGACGCCTTTTACGATTTTCTTAGGTGACGCAAAAACAATGTTCCTAAAAGGAATTGATTCCAACTGCTTTGGAAGTGATCCTTTAGACCTAACCAATTGCACAGAAATTGATGTCGCTCTTCCTAATGCCGACGGAACAACAAAACATCTTCTTCTTTCATTAGGACAAGTCAACATCGATGGTGCATTAAATTTAGGAAACTTTTCAGTTCCGATTTCTAGTGCTGTCTCGGCACTTTTAAATGTCGGGCAATTCCAAGACTTCACGGTCACCTTCACCATTTTAGGTGAAATAGTTTCGACAAGATTCACTGGCGGAATATCAGTTTTTCAGTAAAGTATTAGCGTGCTTTCGAAGAATTTCGATACACCGCTCTATCGCATTTTTCGTGGCTTCTGCTTCTTGGATTGTCATGGTAACCCACTTAACCGTTCTGGAATAAGTTATAACCACTTTTAGGTTAGTCAGATCTGTTCCCACATCCGCATTAACAACCCCTTCTTCTCCTCCAAGCGGCGCGTTATTTCCGGTATCTTGGCCCACACCAACCTTTTGCTTCTAACGGAAGTCCAGGAGCCCACCCAGTAATTTGACACATCAGTTGAGTGAACTCTTGTAAATTTCCTTTTCCAATGGGTTTCTCACAAATCGCTTCGTCATGCACGGTAAGAAGGGCTTTATATCCCGCTTTTTCTAATCGAACAATTGCTTGCATCATCAGATCCCTTGCAACCGCTTGAACAATGTTTTCGGTTAATGTTCCGCCCCAAGTTCGCTCTAAGCACCATTTCTTTGTTTTAGAATTAACTGCCATGAATTCTAAAGTCTCTCTTGAACCATATTCTGATTCTCGCCAAGTAATCCTTGGTTCCCGGTAAGCTAGTTTTCTTTTGGAAGGAAGAGTCACCCAAAGAAACTTATCTTGACAAACAAAACTACATTTTCCAGCGCGTTGGTGCCGATTTAAATTCTTTACTGCGCTAATTGCGGCATTCTCATACTGCCGCCAAAGCTGGGGAACAGCGCTATTCGCTTTACGATAATTTTTAATCGCTAAATCGGCCTGAGTCTCGGTCAATTTCAACCGGTACATGTCCCATGCGGTCTTGTGAAATTTCGTAGCCCCCATGCCGAATCCTGCACCAAGGACCTGCGCTTTTCCAAGCTGCCTTTCAGGACTGTCTTCTGAGAAACTTTCATAAGGGCGCCCGGTGTTGGCGGCTGCCATATAGAGATAAGGATCTTTTCCGCTTCTTAAAACATCTAATCCCGGTTTGTTATCCGCTAGCCACCAAAGGACTGCGACTTCAATTTTCGAAAAGTCCGCGACAAATAGTTCACATCCTTTAGACGGTATAATCATGCCGCGAAGTAGGGAAAGAAAAACAGGGCCTAAGTCCGCGCCATAAAGCATTTTAAGATAAGGGACTACTGATTCATCTTCCATTTTTCATTCTGCACTTTGAAGAACACTGATTATATAATCAATCTCTTTTTGTTTTATTAAAGGCCTGGGCAGGTTATGCACTTGCACACCGGTTCCCGAATCCCTTCCTGTACTCGCCCCGTGGTAGAGTAAAATATCTCGTACTCGACCGTCATCGTTAGCTCGGGATAAAAAGCTTTCATACTTTTTTGTCGACGTAAGCGAAAGGGCCTTACGAAGTTCGAGAAGAGTGCGCGAGTCTTTAGATAAATCGAAATCACCTAATTTATCCTCCACCGTTTTCTTTTGAAGGTTTTTTAATTTTACACCTTCTAATTCCAAAAATTCGATAATCGATTTCGTGGCACCGGGCTTTGTCACAAGGCCCATGGTGAGCTTATCTAATTCTTGCAAGCGTTTCTTATTTTCCACTTCCATAATGGAAACAATCTTTTTTACTAGAGGAATATCTATCCGAAGTCCGCGCCAGTTTAATTCTTGATTTAAAAACCAGATTTCCTGCTCAATGGGATTAAGATCGGGAAGACTTTTATCCAAGGCTTCCTCGGCTTCCACGTCAATCTTGCAATAGTCATAGAGAATTTTCCAGACTTCTGGTGCGTCTTCCGGGTCTAAGAACATTTTAGGCTTACCCGGAATTTTTCCTGCATATTTATTCCAGGCATTCCATTGTTTTGTGGGCTTACAGGTTAACATCATCGCCTGATAGCCCCGCCTATCTTTTTGCACGGGGAGATTCATTGCTTCACCGGCACCTGCGAGGTTTCGAGGCAATGCACAAGCAGCAGCTTTAGCGGCAGTACACCGGTATTGTCTAAAAGGAATATGTGGCCAGCCGTAGCGTTTGACTAAAATATTTTCGTAAATACAGCGTTCAAAGAAAGCGTTGTGGGCCGAGAATTCATAACCTTGGTTAATACAGTGTTCCCAAGATTGCTGAAATGAAAAGGCTAAATCTTCATACTGCTTATTAATTTCTTGAAAAGGCATCAACTGAACGCCGCGAACACTGGTAAAGGCAAGACAGGTCGGCTGTGTGGTGGAATCAAGCGAATATTTATAAGCCCCTGCTTTTTTTAAATCGCAGGCCGATCGGGTTTCAAAATCAAACGTGATGCGTTTCAATCTTTCTTCTCGCACCATTCGTGTTCCAAGCGGTCGTCTTTAATAATGAACATCAAAATTTTTAAGAAGAGTTTCTTCATAGGGGGTTCCCATCTATCCCGATTAAATTGGAAGGCTTTTTTACTTCAGAGGGCTCTATGGGAAGTTCGGTTTGATCTTTTGCTTCCGTCACTCCCCAATATTTTAATTCTAATTTCTTAACCACTTCTTCCATTTGTTCTTTTCCTAAGAAGTGACCCACATCGTCTAGAGAAACAAATCCAAGTTTTCCAAGGATACAAAAAACATCTCTTAAATTCGGTTCTTTTTCATGGTCTGCTACCATTCCCAAAAGAAGGCCAAAACCTGTCCCTTGAAAAGAATATTCAGGGGCTGCTTTTAATTTAGATGTCTTTACTCTCTTAAAGAATAGAACGCTTCCCGGTCCTAACATCGGGGCTTTGGGTTGACTCATAATCTCTTTTCCTTTCGGTAAATAAGACCGACGCCGGACCCTAACATAATCCAGGCAATTTGAGAAACCCCTACGACACTGTCAGTAAAGATTCCAGCAATCAAAAATCCTAAAACAGACATGGTGATTCCCAATAGGTTATAATCCATTTCATCTCGTAAAGTCCTAAAAGAACAATAGAAAAAATCTAAAACAACATACCCCATAAGAACTAAAGAGACAAAGCCCCCCGCATGCCAAAGCTGAAAGTATATACTATGGGGCCGGTCTACTAATATTCCGGGAACCTGAGGATAGTAAAAAACAAAAGTGGCCGGGCCCTTCCCCAAAAGAATGGTGCTCTTTAAAAGGGGCCACATATTTTTCCAGATAAACCACCTTGAATTATCAGCAAAAAGCCTATTTAAAATTTGTCGATAAAAAATAAGTGATGTCCCGCCAAAAAGAAAGAGATAAATCCAGTTGCGGGATAAATACATAATCACCAAGGAAGTAATAGCAACACTTATCCAGCCGCCCCGGTTTTCAGAGAGAAACGCCATCACTAAAACGATAGAAACGGGAAGACCCATGGTCATTTTAGCTCTTTCTTTAGGTTGTTTGCCCAGCATCACGCTAAAAAGAAAAGGAAAGACAATAGCGCAGTAAAACCCAAGGTGATTCGCATTCCCAAAGTTCCCATACATCGGATGATTCTGGCCAAAAGTTGTTGCCTCTTTTAGATTCGCTAAGAACCTAATCCATTTGAAATCTAAAATATTCCCAAAAGTAAATTGCAGACACGCAAAAAAGAAAACAAGAAACACAGAGACGGTAACATACTTTTCTAGTTTTATCTGAACACCTGATGCCGCAAAAAGAAGCATGAGGTAAGCTGTAAAAGCAAGATACCCTTCATAGTAATTAGGCATTCCTAAAAAAGCTACCGCCGTATAAGGGCTAAAAACTGCTGACATCAAAAGTAAAAACTGAAATCCCAGAAGCGGAATGATGTATGTCGTTTTAAACTTTGGCCTCGTAAAGGCGCGAACAATCAGACCACACACCAAAATGGTGATAAGGCGGCAATAAAAGTAAACATCAAAATCAAGTCCTGTTGCTTGGCCGACTGAATTGCCTTCAGCTACATGCAGCCTTAAAAGAATCGGAACTACCGATATTAAAATAAAGAAAAAGAAATTCATTCTGCTCCTTCAGAGTATTTTGACAGCCAAGTTTCACATTCATCCATCCCTTGTCTGTTTAGGAATGTTTCACCTTCTAGTTCATGAATTATAAGATACGCATCAAGAACGGCCTGGGCGAGAATTGCTTCGTCTCCAACTGTAGTTTCGGGAAAACTAACTCTGTTTTTCGCTATCTCAACCGCAGTCATTTTATTTTCCTTAAAGAGGCACCGGCTGGGACATAGGCGTTTCTCGAACCTATGCGATCCCAATTAACTTGCAAGGACCGGCACCATAGTTAACGCCGCCATCACCCTCTAGAGAAAGGAAGAATATTGCCATACTCTTGATTCCAAGGAAAAGAATGATGACAGCGCTTTCGTTCATCCTACGAAAGATTTTAAAAAGGTGTTGCTTCGTCTGAATCCGTTTCAACAACTTCATCAGGAGAAGAAACAGGACTAAAGACCTGCTCAATGGCCTTTTTTCCACCGAAGCTTTCGCCATCCGCTACTTTTTGTACATGGTCTAAGTAAAAGAGAATTCTCTTCTTCCCCATATACTCATTATAATAGGTGCGCACGTACGCTTGAGCATAACATCCAGGATAGAAGTCCGAAGGATCGCTAATCGGCGACATGTCTTTTCCAACAAGACCGGGTCTATCGTCTTCGTTGGCCTTGGCAGTAATCACCCAACAACCTTGATAACCTTTTTTATCGGCGAATTTTGGATCGTCCCCATCTTGAACCGGGCTAATAAGGTCTTCTGGCCAGTTCGCTTTATCAGGACCGAAGGCCGCAATTTTTGCATTTTTAATAACATCTTTTAGGCTTCGAGGCGTTTTCCGATCTGGTGCAAGACCTGTTAGGTCTTTCTTCTTGTCGAAGAGCATGGTGATTGAGAACTTTAGTTTGTCCCCTTGCTTTGGCGCCTGCGCCTTAAAAATGTGAGGATAGCTCGAGCGAAAGACTGGTGTAATCATCGCACAGAGTTCTTTGTCTGCTTGTTTTTTCGTTGGTGTTGTCATTTTTGGTTTCCTTTTTGTGTTAAGGGTTTTAAGTGATTTCTAATTTTATAGAGGGAGAATTTTAAACTGTAAATATCCTTTTCGCCTCTTGAGCTTTCTTATCAAGCTTTGCCGGACATATGGATTTCGCCTTGCACCAATGACACCATGATCCCTCCACGTAAGTCTCGGGCTCGTTTAAAACATAGTGAACTGACTCTTTAAAGAGTGGTATATACCCTTTAAGTTTCAAAATAGGGAGTTCCCAGAATACCGGGCCGTCATAGCCTTTAATGCGGGGCTGGATAATCCAAAGAAGAACCCTCTTAAAGTTCCACTGGTATTTGTGGGCAAGCCCCAACCCATAGAAAATCATTTGAAGATTCTCAATTGGTGACACAGAGACTCCTGCACCATATTTGAAATCAAAAACGTCTAGTGTACCGAAGGGCTCGATGATGGCCGCATCAAAAGTGCCAAAAGCTTCGGGATGGATGAAAGTTAAGTCTGCTCTTTGTTCTGCTTGAATTGTTGAATGAGGAAATTTCTGCCATCTATCGACGATAAAATCTCTGGCCTTTTTCGCATAAGAAAACATTTCATCCGGAAAAAGATTCCCGTTTGGAAAATCAGAACGGTAAACCTCGTCTTTTTCAATCTTTCGTTTAATGGCGAGTTCTAATATCTCATGCGCCCTTGTTCCCTCTTCTGCATAAGGAGATGGCTTGTCCGGTAACCCTTCAGAGAGCTTAACGCTTCCAGGGCATTTAAACCATCTCTCAGCACCAGAAGCTGAAAACTTAGAATGCGCGCGAGAGGAGTGTCCCGCACTAGACACCGAATTGTCTAGTGCGGGGGTCACGGGTTGTCCTATCAGATTCACTGAAGGAACTCTTTTCATTTACTGTTCCACCGCCATAGCGTCGATACATTCCTGGTATTGACTTTCTTCTAATTCAGAAATGCTTTCGGTTTTAAATTTCTTTTTTAGAATTCCTTTTACTTCTTTAAACCCATTTTTTCCGCCAGCCATTGCACGAGCCATACAGGCATCATTAACGTCATCAAGGGTCACCTTTTTGGCTTTGGCCTTTTTGGGGGCAGCTTTTGGTGCCTTCGCGGTTTCCTTAAAATTTAATTCCTCTACACCTGAGTCGTCTTCTTCGTCCTCAAAAACGCTCGCCTGAGACTTCTTAGCGTTCTTTGTAGGTTTAACGCCAAAGTCATCGTCTTCCACTTCATCTTCTGCACCATAGGTCTCCTCTGGGATTTCTGATTCGTTCTCGATATCTTTAATCGATTTCCCACTTGTCAGTTTTTCCAAGCGGTCGATTTGTGTGGTGAGATCCGCCAGGAACGCTTTACTTTCCGCTCCTGCCAAAATCGCTAGTTCTAGTTTCATTTGTCTACTCCTTCTTGTTTAGTTAAAATTTTAAATGCCTAAAACCTGTTTCAACCCCGAATACCTGTAAAACCCAAAGCACCAGGATAAAAGAAACGATCGCTATAATAATGTTCCTAAAAATTTGCGGCATTGGAATCTGGGTGATTATCCAGGTTAAAAGGCCAAACATCGCTATGACTAAAATCAAATGAATCATCTAAAATCCTTCCACGGAAATTTCGTCTCTTCCGTCTAAATGTTTAACCACTACCCTGTGGTTCAACACAAATCCCCTTACGGATTTCAAAGTAGGCGTCACAAAATCGAAATTCGGCATCGTGATAATAAGGGTAACCGCAAGAATGGCTACCGCAATAACCCAGTTTACCTTAGTTAGATCGTTCATTTTATTTTCCCCCTAATTTTGACTTAATGATATCGCCATATGTAAAAACCCAATTAAAGGCGGACGGTTTGGAATCAAAAAATCTTTTTATTTCCTTTTCTTCAATTCCAGTAGAAACATACAAACAAACCCTCGCCTCTAATTGTTCGCCTCTGGTTGGAGCACTTATCACTGAAAAGAGATAACGCTTAAACGTTTCTGTGACGTGAAGCCCATTCCGTCTAATAAAAAATTCTCCGCTCGTATCCACAATTGCTTCTTCCAATTCGAATCCTGCGTTTAGTATTGGAACGGCTTTTTTCATCCGATCACCTTTTTCACTCGGCGTTCTTTTGAAAAAATAGAATTCAAAACTATCTCGTCCATCGAGTTCGGCACTACTAGATAGTCGCACTTCACATTCTTTTTGGCGGAGCCTTTCCGGCTTGCCCGTTTCTCGCACTGTTTATTGTTTTCATCAGTCCAGGAGAATTCACCAAAGATAACTCTGTCAGCCCTCTGAAGGTTATACCCTCTGCCTCCTGCTGCAATATTCATAATGAGGAGTTTATCCATTCCATCTTGGAACCATTCTATAGCCAAATATCTTTTTCTAGGCTTTGTGTCCCCGATTATAACTTTACAGTTAAATTCTTTCTGTAATCTCATTGCAACATTGCGATGCCAGACAAAAAGTAAAATAGATTCACCTTTTTCAAGTTTTTCTTGAACATATTGGATTATAAAAGGAATTTTTTGAACCCCCAATTGTTGTCTATATCGCGCTAAATCTCCTTGAGAAGCCTTCTCTGTCAGCTGAAGGACAGAAAGATTTTTACGTTCCCATTCCTTTTGTTCTCTACTACGGACATCCTCATTCAAAAACACCATGGAACGAAGTCTTTCCGGATGATCTAATTCCTCTTCGGTCACTACCTGCATGAAAGATTTTTGAAGTTTTTCTTTAAGTTCCGCTTCGTGGGATGACCATTTATATTCCCATTGCCCGAAAGGATTTAATCTAGGCCCGCAAAAGTAATAACCAAAATCATCGTAAGAACGACAATCAATAGATAAAGGATCGAGCGCATATGTTGGAGCCCAAAGCTCCATAGGCCTGTTCGGCATAGGGCTGCCGTCGAGAAAAACAACATGACGGGAATCACGAAAAATATCGCGCCATACTTTGTCTCCATCTTTTCCCCCGTAAAAAGCTAAGCTTCTTTGACTAAATGGTTCCTTAAGGCGGGAGGCTTCGTCAACCGCGATAAATTTCTTTTTTAAGCTTCTTAACTTTTCGTGAACCCAATCCTTTGCGAGCATGGAATCAGGAACAATAATGAACTCAGCCCTCCACGCAATATTTTCTTGTTCTCTTGTCCGGCCTACAGAAGCAACAGTGGGCCAGTGGTTCACCCACTCCATGACTTTTAGGATTTCCCTTTCCCAGTTCTTCACTAGACTCGGCGGCACTACGAAAATGCTCGGACCATTCGAGGTTGCAAAGTACGCAGATAAAATCGCTTGAGCGGTTTTTCCAGCCCCCGGCGCGTGGGCTAAATAACTTCTCTTCCTCGAAAGTATCCATTCAATTCCCTTTCTTTGGTGGGTATCTAATTGAGGTAACGGCGGCAGTTTCGGTAATTCGTAAAACTCCTGAAAAGTTCTCTTAAATATCTTTTCGACTTTTTCACTAGCCACGTCCCGAAATGCCGCCGCTTTCCCGATGTGACTCGTGGAAAATGTATTACTGCCGACATCCTTCCAGTACCGGTCTTTACGGACCTTGCTGTTCTTCGGGGCATTACGCAAAAAGAAGGTCCCATTTTCAAATGTGAGTTTAATTTCTGGCATTGAAAAAAGGTATATACCGGTTGAATCATACAAGTAAATAATAAATTTGTTTACAAACGCGAAGTGTCTATCCTACCGTGATCAAATAATAAATTTTAAATTTAGGGTTAGGGGGATAAGTAGTAGCATGTCGTATAAACAATTCTCTTTTTTCGACTGGATTGATGAAGTCACGCCTAAACGCATCGCGAAATTATTTAAGGTTAATCCGCAAACAGTGCGCCAGTGGCGGAAAGGGATTTCTTATCCCAGTGTCATTCATATGAAACGGATTAAGAAAATCACACGTGGTGAAATTTCCTACGAGAAAATTATCGATCGCAAAGGATAATTCATGAAAAACCCAATCGACCCGAAAGCGGTTCTCGCTGAATGCGAGCGGCTGCACAAGTACGGGTTTGCCATCCATTGGTTAAGGCATCAATCAAAAGTTCCCTTAGAATCCGGCTGGACAACAGGTCCGCGTAAAAGCTTTGACTATTTGAGGAAAACTTTTAACCCCGGAATGAACATAGGCGTACGACTAGGAACGCCCTCTAAAATTGGGGACTACTATCTCGCTGTTATCGATGTCGATGTGAAAGGCGATAAGTTGTCACACACCTCGGCGGCTTATGAAAGTGTTAGTAGACTTCTTCATGGGTGTATTCCACCAAGTGTGGTGTCCGGCCGTGGCGGGGGATCTCTCCACTACTATTGCCTAACCCGTAAGCCCTTTAAAACGGTTACCCCTTTTCAAAGTGAGGAAAAGGTTAAAGTACTCATGCCTTCTAAAAAGGTCTCCCAAGAAGAGAAAAGAATCTTAACCGAAAAGGAAATCCACGACGGATTTAGAATGAGTAGAGCTTGGGAAGTCTCTCTTTATAGTGAAGGCCGCCAAGTCGTTTTGCCGCCCAGCGTTCACCCAGATACCGGGAAAAGGTATTACTGGAGTAAACTGTTTACCGGGATAGAGACCTTACCTATACTAGATTTCGAGAGTTTTCTAGCGAGGAACACTTCTCCTTCAAACCCTGGTGTGAGTGATGCCGCTCCAGGGCTTGAAGACTTTAAGCCTGAAATCATTGAACTTGACTGGCTTCCCGTTTCTAATGAAATGCGGGATGCCATTAAAACGGGTGTCGGTGTTTCAGATCGCTCAGCCTATCTCTTAAAAGCTTCCAAGGCCTTATTCTCGGCAGGCCTTAATCAAAACGAAGTCCTTTCTGTTTTAACCGATAAAACGACTTTTCTTGGTGAATGCGCCTACGATCACGCAAAAACCGAGAACAGAATCCGCGCCGCTGAATGGGTATATCGATATACCTCTAAGGAAGTGGAACGCGCGAAAGATCCCACCAATGCCTTTTCAAAAGAACCCATCGTTTCTAGGGAACTCTCTAAAGAAGAACAGGAAAAGGAACAAAAGCAGTTTGACGAGGAAAGGAACTGGAAGGAAAGCCTCATCCTAAATAAGAATAAAATGCCTTCTGCCCTGGTCCAAAATGTCATTCTCATCTTAAGTAATGCAGTCAGCCCCAAACTAATTAAAAGGGATGAGTTTGCTTACCGAGACACCTACGACTGTGACACACCATGGGGTGGAAAAGCGGGACACGTTATCAGCGACGATGACATTCCTAAGATAAAAAATTGGTTAGGGACTTACCATAAGTTTGAACCTTCTTCCGGGATTATTTCGGATGCCCTCATTGTCCTTGCCTGTAGGAACGCGTTTGACCCAGTCAAAAACCTTTTAGACGAGTTACCCGAATGGGATGGGGTATCTAGGCTCGACACGTGGTTAAAGGACAACTTTGAAGCCAAAGGGGACGCAGAATACTTAGCTCAGGTCTTTCGTAAATGGATGATAGCCATGGTCATGCGGGTATACGAGCCCGGCTGTAAGTTCGACTGGATGCCTATTTTTGAAGGTGCTCAAGGAATTGGAAAGAGTTCCTTCGGTAGACTTTTAGTGGGAGATAAGTACTTCTTAGACTGGTTACCCAATCTTCATGATAAGGACTCAGCCCTGTCCTTACAAGGAATGTGGGGAGTCGAAATGGGGGAACTCTCTCAGTTTAGACGCAATGAATTAGAAACGATTAAGGCCTTTATCACTAGGACTGTCGACAAACTTAGACCGCCCTATGGAAAAAGATTAATCGAGTCTCCTCGTCGTTGCGTGTTCTTTGGAACGACAAACAGGGAGAACTATCTCATCGATGAAACGGGGAATAGAAGGTTTAAACCGATTGAAGTTGGTGCCCTAAATTTTAAGAATTTAAAAAGAGATCGCACCCAACTTTTTGCTGAAGCAAAACATCTATACCTTGCAAAAACAGAAGAAAATTTATTTCTAGAATTGACCGAAAATGCGAAAGAATTTGAGCGCGAAATTCACGCAAAAAAGATGGTATTGGATGATAGCCAAGTAATGGAAGATTGTATGCGCGAATTCATAGAAAAAGTTGAGAAAAAAGAGGTCACTTTTGACTTACAAAATTTCAAAATTTTAGACCTTTTTTCGGGTGTCGGGCCTCTCGGATCTTGGAAGAAAGAGAACAAAAACTTCCAACTGGCGGCAAAAATGCTGAAACGAATGAAAGGGTCATTTAAGAAAATCCATGGGTTTAAGGTGTGGTCATTACGGGTGTCGGGTTTTTACCTAAAACCTGACACCATGAAAAGGGGAGAAGAATCATATATTTAGATTAAATGGGTGCTGGGTGTGGGGTATATTCTATTTAATTAATGAGTGTAAATGTTGTATATAGGGGATAGGGGTATAGGGGGTATACCCCTACACCTATAGGGAAGTATACAAAACACCCGACCCCACCCCCACACCCAGCACCCAAAAGTGAGAAAGGTATATACGAAAAATGACTGATTTAGAGAAGCTCCAATTGGTGATGAAGTGGGCGGAAAAACACCCAGAATTTTCGACAAAATTAATCGATGAATTATGGGATGATTTAGAAAGAAAAAGATCGGCTGGGATCCCAGCGAAATTTACTTATCACCAAAAGAAATATGTGGACGATGTGATTTTTATTCATAAGATTTTGGAAAGTGAAAAATGACTTTTGTTTTGGGAATTGATCCGGGATTAAGTGGCGCACTTGTTGTAACAAATGGTGCAGATAAGATTGCGGTTTGGGAAATGCCGGTTTCAAATTACGGGAAAGAAAAGGAAGTCTCTTTTCAAAAAACTATTTTACTTTTAAAGCGCATCAAAGCGGAATTCGGATTTCTTCACACTTACCTTGAACGGGCGATGCCTCTCGCCATGGGATCGAAACACGCGTTCAACTACGGTCGGGGATTTCAGACCCTAATACTTGCGCTCGAAATTACTAAGTTTCCCACCACTTTGGTGGAACCCCAGAAGTGGGCGAAAGAGATGCATCAGGGGATATCGCAGGACCTAAAACCCAAGGCGAAGTCTCTAATCGCGGTTCAAAGGCTTTATCCAAGGCTTATAAAGGGCCTCCCTGTCAAAAAAACAGGCAGTATTCATGATGGATACCTGGACGCGCTTCTAATAGCTGGGTTTGGATTAAGGAGATTAGGGCATTCATTGGATTTCTATTAGACATGTTTAACGCTACGTGTTATAGTATAGACAGAGGTAGAGAGTATGAGCATCTTAAATACAATTCATTATCTTTTTGTCGCAAGCTGTTTAGTCGGAAGTGTTGGTTGCGGTCTTCAAGAAGGCGCCAGGGTTCCTACTGAAACGGTGAATCCTGCGGGCGAACAAGTTCCGTCTGAATCTCCTGCTGAAGTAGCTTCTAATCCCGAAGCAAGTCCCTCTCCTTCCGTTTCCCCAATTGCTAGCCCTATTCCTTTGACGGTTTATTCTCTAACAAAAGTCGTAGTGACATCTAACGGGGCAACGGTAGAAACACTTTACGGAACCGGATCATGCGTAAAGTACAATGCAAAAGATTATTGCTGGGATGACGGGATAAAATATCTCTCGCAAAGTAATCCGCAAGATGGTGGGTATACATTTTGGGGAATGGATTCTAACGAAGAACTTTGTCCAGCCGGTGGAAACGGAAATTGTAAGTCAGACCTTTTTACTCAGCCGATTTTAATGACAAGTGGTATTAATCAGATTCTCTTTAGTTATCCCGGAGTGAATAATAAACGATCGGTCTCTCAAGTGTATGCTCAAGGAACAACTTCCCAAGTGACTTGTACTCTCGATGATACTGGATTATTAGATTGCTCGGGAGACGAGGGAACTTTTACCGTGGATACTTTGCAGTGAAAAATATCTCGACAGGCAGCTTGTTGACAGCTAAAACGAAAAAGAAGTGAAAAGACAGAAACCAAAAGTAAAACTCATCGTCCTAAAAGCTGACGAAACTATTTCTAAGAAACTCCAAGCAAACGCTGATCGAAATACCCAAGGTAACCTTTCTGCATGGCTCCGTTTAGCCGGTGTAAATTTCAAACCAAAGAAAACGTATATACCTGATTTTTATTGACCCTATCTTTTCTTTCGGTCATCCTTTAACCTTAAGATGGCTGCGGAATTAAGAGTGACTTGCAAAGATTGCTTGGGACTTTTAATAAAAGAATTTGAAATTAAGTTAGAAATTTTGAAAAGGAATTTCGAAAGTGAAGTTCAGCCAGTTAAAACCTAATCCCAAAAATCCTCGTAAAATTACTGAGGAGAAACTTTCTCAGCTCGAGAAATCCTTAAAAGAATTCGGAAGTCTTGACGGGTTTGTTTACAATCGAAAAACAGACAGATTAATTGGTGGGCATCAAAGACAGAAAATATTTAAGGATGCGAAAATAACTCAAGGAAAAGTCCACTGGCAGGGGCATGAGTTTCCTTACCGTGAAGTAAATTGGAGTGAAGAAAAAGAAAAGGCTGCAAATATCGCGGCCAACAAAGGCGGCGGGGAATGGGATAAAGAAATCCTCGCCGAGTGGTTTACTGAATTAAGAGATGTGAACTTCGATCTCGATTTAACGATGTTTGATTCGAGTGAACTATTTTTCAAAGAAGAAACGAATGAAGGATTGTGTGATGCAGACAGTGTGCCTAAAACCCGAAGTACTTCTATTGTACGGGGCGGCTTGTTCAGCCTTGGGAATCATCGTCTTTTGTGTGGGGATAGTACTTCTACACAAGATGTTGTACGACTAATGAACGGCGAGAAAGCCGATATGGTGTTTACGGACCCGCCGTATGGGATGAATTTGGATACGGACTATTCCGTATTAACGGGTTCAAGAAACTCTAGCACCACAAATCCAAAACAGGGTGGTAAAGCATATAGAAATGTCCAGGGCGATGACTGCGAATTTAATCCAGCACACATTCTAAGTTTTTTTGAATACTGCAAAGAGATTTTTATGTGGGGCGGCGACTATTATTGTGACAAGCTTCCATTAGGCACCATGATTGTTTGGGATAAAAACAACGGGAATGAATCAGCAGATAAGATGATTGGTAACGCCTATGAGATGTGCTGGTCTAAGGCTAAACACAAGAAAGTTATGGCTCGAATCTTTGGGCGCGGGACATTTGGGCACGACAAAGAAAAAGTACACCCAACCCAAAAACCCGCACAGCTTTGTGAATGGTTCTTTGAAAAATGGGGTAAAGACGCCAAACTAATAGTAGACCTCTATCTCGGTTCCGGAACCACCCTCATCGCTTGCGAGAAAACAAACCGTAAATGCTACGGCATGGAAATAGACCCACAGTACTGCCAAGTCATCATAGACCGCTGGGAAAAGTTTACGGGTAAAAAAGCGGTTAAACTGTCTAAAAACCGTCATGGCTAAAAGACGAACAGACCATTTAAAACCACATCAGTTTAAAGAAGGTGCGCCTTCAGGAAATCCGAAAGGTCGTCCGCCTTTATCACCGGAACAAAAAGCACTTCGTAAATTAACCCTTCACTCTTTACAAAAAGTAATTGAAACCGCTCTGACTGGAAATGTTCAGGCGTTAAAAGATTTAGCGACGAACCCGGATACCTCGGCATTAGAAGTAGGAGTTGCGACTGCAATTCTTAGGGCAATCAAAGACGGTGACCCTTCGGTCCTTGAACGCTTTGCTGCTAGAATTGTCGGGGAAATTCCTAAGAACTTAAACATCAATGGTCTGGTTGACGTTCAACACCAGGTGAAAGTTATTCCTCCCGAGATAGCACGCCAAGCGCTTTTGGAAATAGAGGAAGACGTATGAAGAATTGCGAGCATGTTTGGTTGAAGAGTGTAGCCGGGCTTTCTTGTTTAGTTTGCGAGAAATGTGGAGCTATTAAGGCTCGGGTATCTAATGGCTTACCTTCGGTTACAGTAAAAATACGTGTCTGAAACTATCCCCGACATAGAGGAAGTAAAAACAGCGTTTCGTAAAATCAAATGTGAGAAAGAGCATCTCTATTTCTCTCGCTACTTCTTTAGGCAACGACAAGGCATCAAATTCAAAGTGAACTGGCATCATCTTTTGATTGGTGATATCGTCGACGACGTTATTGCGGGGAGGAAAAAGAATGTCGCGATTACAGTCAGTCCTGGATCGAGTAAAACGGAGTTGGTTGTTATTAACTTTATTGCCCGAGGTTTGGCGATCAATCCAAGAGCCAGGTTTTTACATTTATCCGGGTCCGATTCACTCGCTTCCCTCAACTCCGCGACAGCTAGAGAAATTGTCACATCAGACCCCTATCAAGAATTCTGGCCATTAAGGATAGCAGACGATGCAAAAGCAAAGAAAAGATGGAATGTTCTTGTTGACGGTCACCCGGCTGGGGGAGTGTATGCGACTGCGTTGGGTGGCCAGGTTACCGGATTCCGCGCAGGTCACATGGCGAGTGGCTTTCAAGGTGCTATCCTTATCGATGACCCTATCAAGCCAGAAGACGCGTTCTCCCGAGCCAAACTCGACGCAGCAAACAGAAAACTCCTAACTACGGTACAATCCCGTAAGGCTAATCCCGATACTCCGATGATCCTTGTCATGCAAAGGATTGCGGAGAATGATTGCGTCGGGTTTATTCAAGGGGGCAATGTTGACGGCGAGTGGCATCATGTACGAATTCCCGCAGTACTCGATGAAGAGTATCTGGATACTTTACCGGAAAAGTACAAGACTCTTGTCGATAACCGCATTTCGGATAACGGTCGATTTTCCTACTGGCCGTATAAAGAACCGCTTAACAAATTACTCTCTATGGAAAGAGGTGAAGGCGTTGATCAGACAGGCGCCCGAATCTCACGTCATGTGTTTTCCTCTCAGTATCAACAGGCACCAGTGGCTCTTGGTGGAAATATCATTCGAGGCGAATGGTTTACCCGATATTCCATTCTCCCTAAAATAAAGTTTAGAAAAGTTTTTGCCGATACTGCTCAGAAGACTAAAGAGCGAAACGATTACACTGTATTTGAGGAATGGGGTGTTGGTGTCGATGGAAGGATTTATTTAATTGATCTTCTTCGGGGGCGCTGGGAAGCCCCGGAATTACAAAAGCGTGCGGTTGCTTTCTGGGCGAAATGTAAATCTCGGGAACTTCTAAATTTTGGACAAATCAGAGAAATGCCGGTTGAAGATAAATCCTCAGGTACCGGGTTAATTCAAACCCTTCGAATGCCGCCATACAATATTCCCATTAAACCAATTGAACGAAATAAAGATAAATTGACGCGCGTGATGGATGGGTTGCCTTACATCGAAACCGGACAAGTATGCATTCCCGAAGAAGCAAGTTATACTAACGACTTCGTATCCGAATGTGAAGCTTTCACCGCTGATGATAGTCATGACTTTGATGACCAGATTGACCCAATGCTTGACGCGATAAACGACATGCTCCAAGCTGGGAACAAAATAAAACAATGGGAAGCACTGGGTAAGGGGACATAGTTTTGAAAAAGAAAACTCATTCTAAAAAAGCAGCAAAGTCACAGCCGAAAACCACAAAAGTATTTGATAAGCGAAAAATGACGGTAGCCACTCGTGATGGCTACGATAACTTTTTATCCCGCATCGGATTAAACAACGACAACACTTTGTCCGACGGGACGTACGTTTTTAATCTTGTTACCAGAAATCGCATTCTTCTTGAAGCAGCCTATCGCGGGTCTTGGGTTGTTGGCGCTATGGTGGATTCTGTCGCTGAAGACATGACGCGCGCGAAGGCAATTCCTTCAACCAGTGATAAAGGGGTAGACCTAGATAAGTTAAAAAAAGAAGAAACAAAACTTCAAATCTGGGATTCCATTTGTACCGGTATTAAATGGGGAGACCTTTACGGCGGCGCACTTGGCGTCATCATGATTGAAGGTCAAGACCCTTCAACTCCGTTAGACCCAGAGACGGTAAAAGAAGGGCAGTTCCAAGGAATCGCGATTTACGATAGGTGGATGCTTAACCCCATTATGAGTCCCGTTATTCCGTTTGGCCCGAATATCGGTTTACCCATGATGTACCAGATTGTAAGTAGCGCCCTTCAAAGTCTTGGTGCTCCAGTAAACGATCCGAATCGCGATAAATTAAAAGGGCCAGAAGGACAGGACTGGACGTACGGTCAACCCTGGAAATATACGGGAATCGTAAATGTCCATTATAGTCGGGTCATTCGTTTTATCGGAATTGAGTTACCTTTTTTCCAAGCGATCACTGAAATGATGTGGGGTGAAAGTAAACTCGAACGCGTGTGGGATAGGCTTATTGGGTATGACAATGCCTCGATGTCGGCAGCTCAATTGGTGGACCGGGCGAATTTAAGAACCGTTAAAGTGGATAGCTTAAGAGAAATTATCGCGGCTGGCGGGGAAGCCCAGCAGGGACTTGAAAAGATGTTCGACATGATGCGCCTCCTTCAGGTGAACGAAGGTCTTACTCTTATCGATAAAAATGATGAACTAGAAACCACAAGCTATTCGTTTGCGGGTCTTTCCGATTTACTTTTGCAATTAGGGCAACAACTCTCTGGTGCGATTGACGTTCCGCTTAAACGTCTTTTGTCGCAATCCCCGGCGGCCCTTAATGATTCGGGCGATTCAGATTTACGCATGTACTACGATAATATTCGGGCGAAACAAGAATCCAAGCTGAGAAATGGATTATCGTTAATCTATAAACTTCTTTGGAGGTCCGTCTATGGAACCCCGACGCCTGAAGATTTTAATTTTGAGTTCACTCCTCTTTATCAGCTCACTACGAAAGAAAAAGCTGAAGTCGCGAATACTACAACAGACGCAGTCACTAAATCTTATGAACAGGGCTTAATCAGCCAGAAGACTGCAATGATTGAACTAAAAAATTCTTCCCGTGAAACCGGTGTCTATGGGGCTATCACAGAAGAAGAGATTCAAGAAGCCGAAGAGGAGCTACCGCCTATGCCTGATGAGAACCCTGATAATTTATCTGAGGGAGAAAAAGACGGGCCGATTCCTTTAAAAGAGGAAAAGGCGGAACCCACTAAAATGACCGATGAGAAACCCCGAGGAGTCATTGCTCGATGGCTTTCTGGAAAGTAAAAGACGGTAAAGAAACTTTTAAGGGAAAGTTTAAACCTTCGGCTGCCGCTGAAAAGCAGTTCTATCGGCAATTAAAGAAAATCGCACAAGCTTCTGGCCACATCATCGAACAACACACTGATGGCGCGAAACTCCTAAACTCCAAAGAAATGATGGAAGAGTTAAAGCGCTATTCCGAAAAGATTACTCCGTGGGCTACTGTTCAATCCTCTAGGATGATCGATAAAGTTCTAAAAAGTAATAAACGGGCCTATCAGCAGAAATCAAAAGCAATGGGGATTTTAATTCGAAAGAACGTTGGTGATTCTGAAATAGGAATGACTGCCGCTTCTCTTCTTTTCGAACAGGTCGATCTTATTCGCTCAATCCCATTAGAAGCGGGACTACGTGCTCAGAAGATCGCTTTAGAATCTGTCTACGCAGGAACTCGGGCCGAAGCCAACACCGACACTATTCAGGAACTTCAAAAACAATTAGGTCTTTCTACGGAAGTCGCGAAATCTCGCGCGATGCTGATCGCTCGCACCGAAACAGCACGCGCGAATGCCGCGATTAATCAATCACGCGCGATGAGTGTTGGGTCGAATCAGTATCGCTGGCATAACTCTGGTGATGAAGCGGTCCGGCATTCGCACAAATTTTATAAAGGGAAACGTCTTCAAGGAATGATTTTCTCTTGGGACAAACCGCCAACACTTGATGATGGAATGACGGGCCATCCCGGAACATTCCCGAATTGTCGGTGTTTTGCGGAACCTGTTTTTCAAGATGAGTGAAGATTTTCCTTGTCAAAAGAAATTTTAATCCCCAAAGTCTCAATTTAAGCTATACTTATTTAATCACTTAAAATTTTCGAGGACCACTTCACCATGAAAAAAACCTTACTGTTCCTTGCACTCGTTTTAGGTTTAGAACTTTCAGCGGCAACAGTTCCTTCTCTTTATCTCAAAAATCAATTCGGTGAAGTTTCCAATAACTTCGTGACTGGCGGTTCAAGCGCCATCAGCGTTAAATTCATCGTCGACCCGGCAAACTCAAATGGTCTGGGTATCAGAGGTTTAGAAACAGTTGGTGGAAGCGATAAAGTCGCTGCAGTTTATATGCACACCAATTCTACCGCAGCAACCGGGAATCCGAATCCTAAAGTTGGATTCATCATTGTAAAATTCTCTAAAGGTTATAACGGCTGGCTAGCTGATTCCTATGCTCTTGGATCTCCTGGCTCCTCTTCTACAACAAACGTTTCTTCGGGTCTTTCGTTAGGCCAGGTCTATGTGATTAAGGATGTGGGAACAACTACAGCAACCCAATGGCAGACTTTAGGGCTTCCAACCAATTTTACACCAACAATCAGCCAAGCTTTCACCGCGATCACTGCTTCTGCAGGTTCCGGAACTGGCGTCGTTGTTACCCCTTCTCCTTCGGGAACGGGGATTAGTCATATCGAAGTTGTTGGTGGACCGAGTTTAAATGTCGCGACAGCAGACAACACGGGTGGACAATTAATTCTTACCACTTTAGGAGCAACGAGCGGAGCAAACACGGCGTACGTGCCTGTTGCCCCAGCAGCGAATTCTTTAATTTCGCTATCGTTCGTTTTAACCCCGGTAGCTCAATCGCTCCAATAAAAATATAAATGAAATTTTTCGCGACATCTCAGCTATCAGAGCGCATTTCAGAAACGCCAGAAGGCTATCTTATTTGTTTGGATGTTCCTATCGCGCGCACTGGTGAAATGGTTTACGCGGCGGGCGAAACACCAATTCCACCGGATGCCTCTGGAAAAGTTATTGTCACGCGTGATGCCGCTGAAGTTTTTCGTCCTGAAACAATTGCATCTTTTCAGGGAAAGTCTTTTACAATTTATCATCCGAATGATTTCGTTGACCCAAAGAACTGGAAGACACTTACTTGCGGAATCATTCAAAACGTTCGCCGTGGAACTGGTGCGAACGAAAGCGATTTGATGGCCGACATTCTGATTACTGATGCTGATGCAATTGCCAAAGTAAAAGCAGGTGTTCGAGAAGTTTCCTGCGGTTATGATGCGGAATACATCGAAACAGGAATCGGTCGGGGAATTCAAAAAGGTATTATAGGAAATCACGTGGCTCTTGTGGATGAAGGGCGAGCGGGTCAATCCTATGCAATTAATGACCACAGTGCAGCAGCACACAAAGGAAAGGGAATTAAAATGACGTTCATGGAAAAACTGAAAGCACTTGTTTCTGAGGCTGAAGAAAAACCAGCCAAAGGCAAAACCAAAGATGGTGAAATGTCCGCTTACGATAAAATGTGCGGCATGATGAAAGACATGGGAACACTTTTGGAATCCATGAAACCTCAAGATGCTTCGACTGCACCAACTCAAGCAGCTCCTGCTGAAGTTGTCGCTAAAGACGAAGAAAAGCCTGTTGAAGTAAAGGCCAAAGATGCCGAAGAGGAAGAAAAGAAAAAGAAGCAGGATGCCCGTGATGCCTTTATTGACGCCATGATGGAAAAAGCGGCAAAGGATGCCGAAGGCGAAAAGAAAGATGATGAAGAGGAATCCGAAGAAAAGGAAGAAAGCGAAGACGCAGAGCCTTCTGAAGGTGGCGCAGTCGGTTCCGAAGACGACATGGAAGAAGAATCCGAAATGACTGGTGACGCTGCTTCCCGTATTGAAATTTTAGCTCCTGGTTTAAAAGCAAAAGGGAAAGACGCGAAAGTAAAAGCCCTTGAAGCCTGTTATGCAACAACTGACGGAAAAGAACTCATTCACCGTTTTACTGACGGGAAAGCGCTGGATTCGAAAAACGAAGCGTTGGTGAACTCCGTATTTATTGGTGTAAGCGAAATTTTAAAGAGTGAACGTAAAAAAGCGTTTGGCTCTTCCAAAACTTTCGACATTCAGAAATCGTCCCTTACAACCCCTAAATCGGGGGGATTGAGTGCCGAAGATATCAACAAGAAAAACGCTGCCTTTTACGCGGCGAAATAACTAACAAAGGAGTTTATCAATGAGTCCAGCATATAAATTTAATGCACCTGCCGGTTTCCCCGGATCAGTATCCCGCCCTGATGAAAGCAATGTCGAACCTGCGCGTTTGATTGCACATTCTGGAGTATACGCGTCGAAATACGGTATTCCTGTAAAGTATGTGACCGGCGGAGTTCAACAATTTTCTGGTAGCGAAGCCGCAACAGATTTCGCCGCTATCTTGGTTCGCGAAGTTCCTTTTCAAGCGGGCGCTCTTGATTCGAACAGTGATAGTATTAACGCCAGCGGTATACCTAATTCTGATCAGATTCAGGGCATAATGGTGCGCGGTTATGCGATGGTCACTGTTTTTGCGGGAACACCTGCACGTGGCGGAGTAGTCTACGTTCAAGTCACTGCGAATAATGGCGCAGTTCCCGGAGATTTCCGTGCTGATGGAACAGACAGTGGAAACGCTGTTGCCTTGACAGCAACTCAAGCTGAGTGGGCAACTGACGGAGTTGACGCAAACGGATTCGCTGAAATTCGAGTAGCGCGATAATTCAAAATTAAAATGGTGCCTTGGGGAATACTTAAGGCACCAAAACCTTAAAGGAGAAACAAAAAATGGGTCTCAATCGTGGACGGCGCCATACGCGCGACTCTTCATTAGCTTATTTCATCAACCAGTTGGAAAATTTCGATCCAACACTTCATGAACCATTAGTCGCGGTTTCTTGGGGACGAGATATTAAACTCCGTCCAGGAATTACCATGGCGAACGAGTCGACAAGCTTCACTCGTCAAGCATTCGGTGGCCAAGGAACACTGACAAACAGCGCAGCACCTGCTGGTGGAAATATGCCGTGGATTTCTCAAGGTGGAGAAAGCAATATCGCAACGGTCATGGTAAATGGTCAAAAGATCACTTTGCCACTTCGTCCGTTAGCTCGACAGGTTGCTTATTCCTCGATTGAACTTGATCGCTCACAACTCACACAGCAACCAATCGATTCTCAGCAATTAAATGCTTTGAACATGCTCTATCAAATGAATACGGATCAAATGGTCTATGTCGGTTCGTCTGATGTCGGGGCAACTGGTCTTGTGAACGATACTAGTGTAACTGCCGGAACTGTTGCAACAGGGATTAGCGGTTCAACCACGTGGGCACAAAAAACTCCTCAGGAGATTTTGAACGATGTGAACACACTGCTTGAACAAACATGGGAAGATGCAGCGTGGGCTGTCTGTCCTCGCAAACTTCTTCTTCCACCAACTCAGTTCTCTCTCATTTCAAGCCAACTAGTTTCTTCGGCTGGAAGTGTTTCGGTTCTTACCTTCTTGAAACAAAACAGCATTGCACTTCAAATCAATGGTGCAGAACTTGATATCCAACCCTTAAAATGGTTGCCCGGTCAAGGTGCGACAGGTACAGACCGCATGGTTGCCTATACCAATGACCTCAACTATGTTCGTTTCCCGATGGTTCCAATTCGTCGTGAGACAGCGTACTATCAGGGCATCATGTTCCATGCTCCTTACACGTATGCGTTCGGAGAAGTGGAATTTGTTTATCCGGAAACTGTTCGCTACGCGGACGGAATCTAAAGATAGGTGAAGTTATGGGATGGTATCAGATAAAGCAGTCTGTTCGCCTTGGCGACAAAAAAGGCGTTAAGGGAAAAGACTATAAAAAAGGTGTTCGCGAACTTCCAGAAGACATCGAATCCGACCCGACATTTTTGCAGTATGTAAAATGCGGGTGGATCGTCGATGCCGAGAAACCTTCTGCACCAGTTGCTGTCAATTCTGCTGAAGCTGCCAAGAAAACCTTGGCCAGAATTAAAGCTCAAGCCGAAGAGAAAGCTAAACCATCTCCTGCCGTAGCTCACGAATCAGCTAAGAAAACCTTGGCTGATGCGCGTGAAGAGAAAAAATCTAAGGCAGTAGAAGAAGCGGAAGAACATAAGGACGCGGAGCCCGAGAAGAAAAAATCTAAGAAAGGGTAAAAAGTGACTTTCGATATCGGCCTATTCCGAGCGAATTTTCCGGAATTCGCCGATGAAGTAAAGTACCCCGATCAACAGATTAACTTCTGGGTGACACTTGCTGTTATTCAAGTGCGTGAGTGTATCTGGAAACGCGCTTGGGTGAATGGTGTAAGCCTTTACGTTGCCCACGAGATAACTCTATCCATGCAAAATCAGGCCGCCGCAAGTACGGGCGGAGTTCCGGGCGTTTCTGGTGGAATCGCAAACACCAAGACGGTCGGTTCAGTCACGGTCGGCTACGATACCGTTTCCACCGCTGAAAAAGATGCAGGATACTGGAATCTCACTAACTACGGGAAGCAATTCATTCATCTAGCCAGGATTTTCGGAGCAGGAGCGATCCAGCTATGAAACCCACCCTTACAGTCACGGAAGACTTCACGAGTGATTTTAATAAAATCATTTCGAAGTTTAAACGGGACGACATTTTGGTGGGGATTCCTGAAGAGACGACAGACCGTAAGCAAGACTCGATGATTAATAATGCAACACTTTTGGCTATTAATAATTTTGGTTCTCCCATTAATAACATACCCGCTCGGCCTGTTATGGAAATCGGGATTCGACAAGCTCAACCCGAAATTATCGCGCAGTTTAAGAAGGCTGCCGTAGACGCCCTCTCAAAAGGCGTTTCGGCTTTATCGCCTGCGTATAACCGTATCGGGATTATCGCTTCTCAATCCATTAAAAAAGTTATCAATTCTCAAGAAGGGATTGAAGCACCATCGCCCGCAACCCTAGATGCGCGTGAAGCCCGAGGGTTTAAAGGAACAAAAGCTTTAATCGTCACAGGTCAAATGAGAAATGCCATCACCTACGTAGTCAAAGGAGAAAACTAATGGCTTTCATCGGCGTCACGGAACTCATGTCAGATCCGGATTTTGTAGACGCGATGCAGGTTATTACTCGCTTGCCTAGTATTAATTTTCTAGGTGAAAATAGCCTTCGCGAAAGTGTCTTAGATACCGTAGGGTCTATTCAACCAGCAGACTTTAAAACCCTTCAACGTTTACCCGAAGAACTTCGCGTAGCGGACGTTTCTTCTTTCTTTTTTAAGGGACAAATCATTGCAACAGCACCGGGAAAATATTCGAGCATCTTGGTTTTCAAAGGAAAGCGATATCAGGTGCAGACCGTTGCGGATTATTCAAACTGGGGACCTGGATACACAGAGGGAACTTGCATTGCAGAGGTACCTTCATGAGCTTTCCGCAACCCTACATTCTTCCAACGTCTACGACTCCGCTTCCAAGGAGTCTAAACCTCACTCAATTTGTTCAGACTGTCATCGTTGGCGTATCGGGTTTAGACGGAACATTGGTGAGACCCAAGTGGCAAGTGGAACCTCCGAAGCAGCCGGACCTGACGGTCAATTGGATTGCAATGGGAATCGATGTTGCTGCTCCTGATGCAAATGCCTATGTTGGTGTGGATGACGTGGGAAATTCCGTTTATCAGCGGCATGAAACTTTGGATGTGAACTGCAGTATTTACGGGCCAAACGCTTTAGAGGTTGCCGGGTTAATCCGAGACGGATTTCAAATTCAAACTAATTTAGAAGCTCTGCGCTATGCGAATATGGGTTTTGTCGAAGTAAGTCCCTTACGACACATCCCCGACTTGGTGAATGAGCGCTTTATCGATAGAGTCATAATGAGCGTTTTCTTAAGAAGAGAAATTCAAAGAGTATATCCGATTTTGACGATTCAATCAGCATCGGGCAGCATTCATACTGTCATTGGTGACGAAGACTACTTACTTAACTGGACTACGTAAATTTAGGAGAAAAACAAATGGTGAAGTATATCTTGATTCTTTTTTCACTTGTGACGGGAATGGCACGGGCGAATTTCTATATGTACGGCCCAGTAATTTCTGGGGTTGCTACTGGTGTAAGCACTCAGTTTTTTCCTCAAAACACTTTACGATCTTATCTTCTTATCGTGAATACCGGTTCAAATACCGTTTACGCAAACTTTTCAGGTGTTCAGGTAGGTCCTCAAGGGATTCCGATTCCCGCGGGAGGAAACTACGAACCTCTACACGCGCCGTCGAATGCGGTCTATCTTACAACTGTAACGCCAAACGTCTCGAGCGTACTTTTAATGCAAGGACAGTAAATGAAAAAACTTCTTTTAACATTATTACTTTCTCTTAATGCTTCTGCGTGTCTTACTCCGTTTTGTTCCGGCGGAAGTAGTGGTGGCGGCGGAGGAGTTTCCGCGATGGGGACTTTCGGTTCCTCTCCCAATGTAAATGGGGGGACTATTTCGGGTTCCACTTTAACTTTGCAGCCTGCGGATGGAAGTAATCCAGGAGGATTAACGGCAAGCACACAGACTTTAGGTGGGGTGAAAACTTTTTCAAGTGCTCCGATTTTCTCGGCTTTAAGTGTTTCCACTGTTCCCTATTTAGATGGTTCTAAATCCCTCACATCGAGCGCAGTTACCCCTACTGAATTAGGCTATGTTTCTGGTGTAACATCCGCCATTCAAACGCAATTAAATGCCAAACAGGCCACCGTTTCTTTTGGAGCTTTTGGTTCTTCTCCGAATTCTAATGGCGGGGGGATTTCCGCAGGAACGATTACACTTCAACCTGCGGATGGAAGTAATCCAGGAGGCGTTTCCACTACTACTCAAGTTTTTGCGGGGATTAAATCTTTTACAGGAAATATCACAAAAATAAATAACGTTACAACGAGTTTTCCTTCAAGCCAAGGTGGCGCAGGTAGCCGATTTGAAAATGATGGCTCTGGAAATTTTTCCTGGAAAAAAACGGGGCAAGCTGTTGTCGTAGCACTTACTGATGGCTCTACTCCTGCTCTTGACGCCTCCCTAGGAACTGTTTTTACTTTGGTTACCACGCAAAATCCTACGATCGCAATTCCTTCAAATCCAACATCAGGGCAGAAAATCGTGATTTCTATTAACGCTTCTGGTGGGTCAAGAACGGCAGCATTGAATACGAGCGCAGGAGGGTTTAGGTTTGGATCTGACATTACAACGTTAACTCAAACTGCTTCGGGAAAAACAGATTACATCGGAGCAATCTATAACTCTACTGCAGGATTTTGGGACGTAGTTGCCTACACCAAGGGTTTCTAATGAAAATATTTTTAATTCTTTTATTTTCCCTAAATCTTTTTGCTCTAACTGCGGGACCTAATAACGCAGGCACTGGTGCAGATAACAGCGCCGTCGGCACGCTTACTTGGACAAATCCCGGAAACATCACTTTGGCGGATGGGGTATACGCAACAGCTACTTCTTCCGCCGGTAATAATACGCATTACCTTCAAGGTAGTAATTATGGTTTTAGTATCCCAGCAGGAGCAACGATCAACGGCATTACAGTAAACATCAATGGACATAAGAACGGCACTGGCGGAGGTAGTTATTTTAGCAACATCGTAGAGCTGGTAAAAGGCGGTGTGATTGGCGGGAACAATAACGCCTCTAATCAACAGTTATCCAACCCCTCTGATAGCGTGCAGACGTTTGGAAGTGTTTCTGACTTGTGGGGACAATCGTGGACCGCAACAGATATCAATGCAAGTAATTTTGGTGTAGTGGCGTCCTATCAAAGTGCCACTAATACCTCTTCCGTTAGCATTGATTACATACAGGTTACTATCACCTATACGGCAGCATCTTCAATCAACGGGCAAATGTTCCAGCTTTTTGATTAACTATGAAATTTGTATTTCTATTTATTCTTCTTTTCTCTCTTTCCGCGGATGCGTGGTTAACTCCTGTTGTGAGTGGGAGTAGTGGTTCAGGTACCGTCACTTCAGTCGCGGCAACAACTCCCAGTTTCATGTCGGTTGCTGGGTCTCCTATCACAGCGGCAGGATCTTTGGATTTTAGTTTGGCCAGTACTTCAGCACATTACACATTAATCGGGCCAACTTCCGGTTCAGGCGCACCAACTCAACGTCTGCTCGTAGGATCCGACTTACCCGTTCTCATTGGTGATTCAGGAAGTGGAGGAACTCGAACGCCAGCATTTCCTGGTGGGTTTGCACAAGCTCAATATGGAGGGCTAACTCAGGCCTTCAACGATATTTTTTCCGGCTCGGCTACTGGACCGAAATTCACCTCTACAGTGAATGGAGTGATATTAACGGGCGGAGCAGGGATAAACTATTTTCCAGGTAACAGTGCTGGAACAATTGCAACAGGCGGACAATATCAATGAATAAAATTTCAATTTTCCTAATTCTTGTTTTTTCTCTTCAAGCATATGCGTGGTTAACTCCTGTCGTGAATGGCGGGAGCGGAGGAGGTATTTCTTCTATTAACGGGGATACGACTGCAGCACAGATCATTTCAGGCTCGGCTAATATTTCTGTTTCTTCAGCAGGAGGAACAACTACGGTAAGCGGTGCCGGTCTTTCTCCTTTAGCAGGAAGTTCGAGTCTCACTACTGTCGGAACTATCGCAAGTGGGGAATGGCGCGGAACTCCTGTGAGTACTGTTTACGGTGGGACGGGACTTTCTACTTTAACTACGAATAATGTCATTCTAGGAAATGGTGCTGGAAGTCCTATTTTCGTAGCTCCTGGTTCGAATGGAAATATTCTTACTTCAAATGGAACTACCTGGACAAGCGCTGCCGCGGGAAGCTCGGGAGCGAATACGACGTTGAGTAATCTTGGGACAGTTGCTCTTAACGTCACAGATTTTGGCGCTCCTGCAGTTTCCGGAACAGGAGCGGACTTAAATCTTCATGCAGGAGCAAGTACTGGTGCTGTTGGCGGGAATTTAAATTTAAAAGCTACTGGTGGATCTGGAGGAGGGATCGCAAATGCGGGCCTTCTTCAATTTGAAGAAGCTGACGGGTCTGTTTGGGGATCTTTAGATACAAGCACCGGCAAGGGATATCTTTCTCTTTTCAGCACAGCAACATCTGGTCAACGTGGAATTAGAATTTTCTACGACAATGGAGGCTCTTCTCACTGGGGGGGCTTTTCTAACAACACCACATATGGGTTAGTCCTTGACAGTAATACCAGTATTTTGATGGAAACTGGTGGGTTCGGTCACACCATTCTTTTTACCACTAACGGGTCAATCAATGTTCAGACCGTTGGCCAAGGATTACAAGTTGCAGAAGGATCAAATGCAAAACAAGGTTCCGGAACAGATACTTGTAACGGTTCGTCCGAAGTGGTTGTGACTAATTCCTCCGTTACCGCTACCAGTAGGATTTTCTTATCCCTTATTAATCACAGCGGTGCACCAACGGGGCCGGTATATGAGTCTTCAAAAACTGCAGGCACCAGTTTTGGTTTTAAATGCGGTGCTGCCGATACTACTTCAACAGTGAATTGGGAGATTATCGAAAAAGGCGGTTGATTATTTTACGCCATTATCTTCGACGGAGAAATGGTCTGAATCGGGACGGGGTGAAAAGAATACCCCAGCAGTGCAGGTATAAATCGAAGTTGAATAGCTTTCCCAAAGTTTTCCTAGAGGGGTATAGTCTTCAATCGTAGTGAGAAGTTTTCCTTGAAAAAAGAAATTCAAATCAATAGCAAGCCTTTTGGTGTGAAGACTATTTGTTATTCCTTTTCCTTCTTGAGCGTAGAGTGCACAGGTTTCGGGGGATCGCCATCCTTCACCTAAAGTAGCGAGATACCCCATCGACCTTGCATCGAAGAGGAATCTCGCTACACACTGAAGAAAGAAAACCTGTTTATTCTCAACTGGCGTTAAGTTATCCAAGTTTTCATTCATGGCTTCGGCTGTTGTCCTAGGTTGGAATTTTTAGAGTATATCCTAATTTACGGCGTTGGAAATACTACAGTACATGCCGCATTAGCCAGAGCTGATAAATCTGATACCAGTTTTGTTGCGTCACAGTTCCAGCCCGGAAACTTCGAATTAATCGAAGTATTGACTGTTCCTGATGCGCTCGCACCAACGGCAGAAACAATTGCTCCGCATATAGCGCCTGCGGCGAGACCTTTTTTAAACTTAGCGTCTTTGGCGCATACGCCTGCAGAATCCACCCATGAATT